TTCGGCACGACGAACTGGTACACCTCGAACGGCAACTGGTAATTGCCATTCGCCAACGCAGACTTGACCGGCATCGACAGGCGATCCTTGTCGAACATGTTCGCCATCTGCCACGCCGTCATCGTCAGCTCGCGCGCAAACGTATTCGGTATCAACCTGTCGTCTAGCGCGATCCAGTACGAATTTATTGTGAACGGATAGAACCGCACCACCTTGTCAGGGTCAGCGAGCGCCGCCATCGCGCCCGTGCCGAATACGCCCAATTCCTCGTACAGCTTTGGCAGCACGTTGTACAGGTTGCTCTTGCTGAACACGTCACGCATCAGCATCTCGACTTGATACAGCCAGACCTTGACCGGCCCGTACTCCATCATCTCGATGTCTGGTGTCGTCAGCCGGAACCACGGCCTTGCAGGCGATGTCAGCCCCGCCATCATGCCGCTCGCCAACGTGCGTGCCGCCATGCGCGGTGTTGAGTCAACCAGCTTGCGGTTGCGCCGGTCTTTCTTGTTCCACTGACTGCCCGCCCAGCGCCCCGCTCGCGGCAGGAAGTTCTCACCCAAGTCGCGCCAGTGCGGCTCCCAGTGCGCCCGCTGATCCTTCAACTGACCGTGCAGTATCTCCAGCTTCTTGCGGGGAGTCAGTGAGGTGTATTCCATGCGCTATTGCCCCAACAGCTTCTTGCGACCCGTGTTGAACCCCTCGGCAGACCCGCTCGACAGTAGCGTGCCGCGTCGGCCTCCGAAGATCGCTTCTCTCGACCGGTTACGCGCCTTCGCCATCGCGGCGCTTGGGTCAGCGGTCGCTGCGCCCGGTGGCGGTGTTGCGCCTGGTATCTTGGGAGTCATCATGCCCGTTGCCAGTGCGCCAGTAGCACCTGTCGCCAGTGCCTTGCCTGCTGTCTTGAGTGCGCCAGCGGCTGCACCCTTAGCAGCAGCGCCTGTCGCCAGTGATCCAACTGACGGCGCAACGAACGTGTTACTCGCAGCCAGCGTGCCAAGTTCTGCGGCTGTCATACCGCCAGCTAGTGTGCCGCCAGCCGCTCCAGCCGCACCTGCCGCCGCTCCAGCACCTGCTGCCGCTCCAGCACCTGCTGCCGTAGTTGCAGTCGTCCCCGTGATGGCTGCCCAGAGTGAAGTCAGTGCTGCCGGTGGACCCATACGCTCCTCCTAATGTGCCGCCTCAGCGTCAGCGCGTTCCCACGGATCATAGTCCTGCAATGCGGTATTGCCAAATTTTCCACGCAGCGCCGCCAACCGACCCCGCAACCGACCCTCGATGGGATACGCAAACGTCAGCGCCAGCGCATCACCCCAGTCAGGCGAACGACCCAACCGCGCCTTGATCTGCTCCTTGTCCTCGATCATCAGCTTGTCTGCCCGGAACGTATACGTCGGCTCCGTCAGGTCAGCGATCAACTCCGGAATGTTCGGCAGCCACCCGCCACCCTTTACCCACTCCGCCATCAGGAACCACATCTCCGCCCGCTTGTTCAAATACTTCGCGCTCATCGCCCGACCGCTGAACGGCACCCCGATCGGCGCTCGACCCAACCGCCGCAGGTTGTCTATCCACCCCGCACCGTAGCCGCCCGTGTCGTCGATGAAGCACGCATCCGCGTCCACGTTGCCCCACTCCAGCGACACATGCGCAGCCCCCGACACCGAGTCCATGTTCCGCCACTGCACCGGCGCAAACACCTTCAGCCCCTGCCGCCGCATCAGCACGCTCGCGTCATCACCGAACCGTGCCACGTCCACGCCCATCACCACCGGCTCCGACTCCCACGTCACCGCCTCATACGACCGACCAACAGCAGCCATCACGTCGCCCAACCCCATCAGGCTGTTCAAGCTCGACGGCGGAAACCGTCCAAACACGTTCACCAGTACCCACGGGTTATCCGCCCCGTACATCGCGATCTGCTGACGCGCCCACTCCACACTCACCCGACTCGACCGCAACGGACTGTCCGGGTCGCCCGTGATCTCCGTCACGTCCCACAGCGACCGATCCCGCGTCGCCGCCCGGTACAGCGGCCCACTCAGCATCGTCGGATTACCCGCCTGCACAATGTGCCCCTCCACGCACGACGACAACCCCGCCTCCGCCGTCGCCATCACCGCATCAGGTATGCCACCACTCTCGTCCAGCAAGAACATGATGTAGTCCGCGTGCAACCCCGCCAACGTGTCCGCCTGCGCCTTCGGATCACCACTCTTCGGCCACGTCCTCGCACTCATGAACCACGTCTCGGGATACTGCTTGCTGCTGATCCGCGTCTTTGTCCAACTGAACAACTCACCCAACAGCGGTGCCACACGCTGCCACTTCGCCATCTCCGCCCACAAATTGTCCGACAGGTTATCCCCAGTCACACTCGTCGCCGCAATCTTCGGGAACGGCCTCGTCAGCAGAAAATTCCACGCCAGCCAGGAAAGCAAACATGTCTTGCCAGGCCCTTTGCAGGCCAAGAGGGCTTGACGCTGACTCACCGGAAATCTCTCCAACACCTCCACCTGCCACCGATCAGGCTCAACCCCAAACAACTCCCGAACCATCAGCGCAGGACTCGCCTTCCACTTCGGCAGCCGCTCCGCAAATGCGCTCTGTACCTCACTGCTCAGCATGTATCACCGTCTCTATCCGTTGACAGACGTTGGGGAATTTTGGAAATTTTGCGGGATGCCCCCCCCCCACCCCATGCGCGCGAGCGAAACCCCGGCCCCGTGGGTGTGGCGGGAAGGGGACCCATCGGCTAGGGCTGTGCATCGGCTGGCTGCTCGGGCTGCTGGCCATCGCTCACCTGCTGCGCGTCGTGCTCGATCACCACGCCATGCACCAATGCGGGCTGCTGCTGGGCTGGCTGCGCGGCTAGGCCGGCGGCTTGGAGTACAGCCAGCCAGTCTAGTGCATCGGTGGTAGCGGCCTGCTTGGGCGGGTCATAGGTGGCGCGACCGCGCACCCGCATGAGGAATTGCCTGGTTTCGATCCTGAGCCGGTCGCGGGTTGTGTCGGCATCGTCTGTGCCGTCTGCTATCTGCACCAGCTCGTCCGACCAGGCGTCGGCCTGGAGTTCTAGCGCCTGCTGATACCTTGCCGCGAACCCGGCCACATCATCGACTGCCCAGCGGCGCACGGTCGCGGCGCGTGGATATCCCGCCTGCTGGCATATGTCGGCCAGAGTCCGACCGTCTGCGAGCTGGTCGAGGATCGCGCCGGCCACGTCTGCGCTGTACGCGGTACTGACCGGAGCCGGGTCTAGCGGGCAGTCGCTCGGCGGGCGCTCGATCGCGTCAAGCACGCGTGACGGCGGCGCATAGTCCAATCCTGGCGGTTGTCGCATGGCCGCGAATGTATCACGGTCGCGCTAGGCTGCGTATATGCCCGCCTGCTGATAGATGGCCGCTATGCCCTTGTCCATGCCTGCCGATGACGTGACTGTGCGCTATGGGCGATTGTGCGCGGTTCGCCTATTCGCTTGCATGATCCATGCCAAATTGGCGCTATTTGGACGCCATTTTAGGTCGTTGTGCAGTGCAACTTTACATAATCTGTCAATGTTAGATAACACACGTAGCGGCGCGGGTTCTAACGTTCTCTGACGGTGACAGAAACAGGGTCTAGGCCACGCCCAGTATGGCTCTAACGCTCTTACTCTACTTTTCCAAACATTTGCGTGAAATGTGGTGCTGCTGTATGCAGAACGTGTATTGCAGTGCAAGACAATATATATGACTAATAGATAAATAGAGAGTAAGAGCGTTAGAGCCAAGCCCAGCAAGGGTTTGAGCCGGATTCTGTTAGTGTGTGGTGACGTTAGAACCCGCGCCAATGCTGGGCCTCTCTAACACAGAAATATGCACCACGACCCAGAATATGCACATAACGGCCATTTTCCTCTTGCACCGCAAAAACGTGCTGCACCGCCGAAAACCGTATGCGCATAATCCAAATTGACCTAGATCAACTCACCGCTGCATTGCGGAATATTAACCTTTGGTAATGTTGGTCACATAAGCGTCACTACCTGTTGACAGTATGCGGGCAATAGCAATAATCGCTCCATCGGAACGTAACCACAGCAGGAGTACAGACAATGAACAAGAAAGCCCCGAACCCGAACCGCGAATCCGCGCAAAAGCTGGCCGGACGCATTGCCGCAATGTCAGATGAACAGCGGGCAGAGCTGGCCGCTTCTATGCCGGTCGTTGTATCTGTAACCGGGCACATTCTTAGCCCTCGCAATACCTGTCTGGCAGTCACCCAGATACCAACTGCAACGGTTATGGGAGGCTTTCGACAATGGCTCGCTGCGGGTCGTTGTGTCAGGAAGGGAGAGCACGCGGCCTATATATCCGCGCCAGCCATGCGGAAAAATGAGGCCGGAGAAGAATCGGGATTTTTCATCCTGGTTCCGGTGTTTGACGTATCACAGACTGAGGCCGTGGCGCAGCAGGTGGCCGCATGACCGCCCGCCCGTCACTGCTGGCTGCCCTGTTCGTTACCTGCTGGCTGGCGCTATGCATCGTCAGCACGGACAGCGATGGGGAAACCGGCATGGAGCAGCCCGCGTGCCCGGATGGCCGCGAGTACACCGAATGGTGCGGATGCGAACCGCCGATATATGGCGATGACTGCTAACGCCTAGCGGGTAGCCTGTCGCAGCGGGCTACACGATAGACGATGAACCACAACCAATAGAAGGAACCACAGACCATGCAATTCAACAAATCACACGACCTTACTGGAATCATCGCGAAGAAAGACAGCCGCACCTATTTGAACGCCGCGCACCTTGACGTGGCCGGATCGCGCCTTGTGGCCACGGATGGGCACAAGCTGGTATGCGTCCCGGTCACGATCGAGGATGGCGACACATCAGGCCCAGTTACCGCCGAAGCAATCAAGGCTGCAATCAAGGCTGCTGGCAGGACTGGCTATGCGGCGATCGCCTGCAATGGCAGCCTGGCGGTAGCCAATGGCCCGAGCTTCCCGCGTCCGGGCGACCTAGGGGAGTTCCCGGGCTTCGATAGGATCATACCCAAGGAAGGAACCGCGCAAATTGGCATTAATGCCGAGTATCTGGCTGCTATACAGAAGGCTGCCGGCGCTAAGGGAATCGGGCTGCAATTCGCACTGAACGCAGACGGCAGCATAGACGCTAGTTCGGCAGTGCGGGTTCACTGTGGCGCTGGCGTGATTGCAGTCGTGATGCCGATGCGGCTCTAGCGGGCAGCGGGCAGCGGGTTAGCAATAGCCTGCTGCACGATGAACCACTAACCACCATCAGGAGCGAACCGCCATGAATCACACAACGACACATCAGAACGAAGCACAAGCCAGCGCCGCATATGCCCGCGAATCGGATCAGGAACGCGCCGCGATCCTTGCCGCCATGCGCGAATGGATCAGCCAGCGTCCCGGATTGGAGTTCGTAAATTATGGCAACGTGCCAGCCTATCGCGCCGAGCTGCGCAGCATTACGCGTGACTTGGCCGACGCACGGCGGCTGCTGCGCGCCGTTGATCTTTCGAGCATGGACACTGAGACACTGAAAGGCGCATTCCGCGCCTTCAGCGGTCGCCTGTCATGGGACGGCTCGAAGCTCGATTACTGTACCGGCCAGTATTGGCCGACAGAGTACCGGCGGGCAGTCTGCGCCGTGCTGGCTGCTGCCCTTTGGGACTGGTACCGGGCCGACTTCGCGGCAGCGGCCAAGCCGGGCGAGTCTGCCGGGGATGCTATTCGGCGCAACTTTCGCCGCGAGTATGGCCGCGCGATCGCCGGTCGCTGGTTTAACTGACATGTCAAGCCATTCACAGACAATCAGCACGCTTGCCATTAATGAATCCGCACTATTTGAAGCCACCGGCAAGGCACACGCAACGCGGTTAATGCGTGACGCGCATGTTATCGCCAGTCGCCACAATATAGTGGTTTCCACATGCCTCCTTTATGCAATAACCCCGTTGCATGGGGAAACGCTAACGCGCATTGTCCGCGTTACTCGCACAATCTGACCAGCCAGACCGCACACTTAGACCCGGCTTCGCGCCGGGTTATTTTTTCCCGCGTTTCCATGCCCGCTTAGTGCCACCGTCCATGTATACGGTTGCCGACTTATAGCCCATGCGCCTCAGGATTGACGCCACGCGCAGTTGTATAGCCCGGTCCCATTGGGATGCCTTCATGCCGAGTGCATCCATGCAGCCCGAGTAGTCCACCGTATCGCGGCCCTGTAACCAGGACTTAAGCAGCGTCTCCCATTCGTCTATCTCGAAACGCTTCTCAACCTCAGCTGCTGCCAGGTCTGCGTCAATGTCCCACCATGACCGGCCAGCCTTGTATAGCGCGACAGCTTCCGCAAAGAGTTGGTTCCGATTGTCGGACAGATATTCTAGATTTACTTGCGCGGCTTCGACCGGCCAGAATCTGCGCCCGCCCGTGTCGTCGGTTTGCCATGTATCGCGGTTCGTGGTGCCAGCGAATACGGCGCGGCGGGGGAAGTCTTGCACGCGCCGCCCATATGACGGGCGATAGCGGTCTATTCGCGTGGTGATGATTCCCTTGATACGCTCGACATCTGCCCGCTTGAAGGCGTGCAATTCTGATATCTCGACCAGCCATGCACCGGCCAGGGATTGCAGGAAATCCTTGCTCTGGATTGACTCATGGCATTCTGAATACCACTTGCCGCCCAGAATGCGCAGCGCCTGGGTTTTGCCGACACCCTGAGAGCCTTCAAATATCGGCATAGTGTCCACTTGGCAACCGCCCTGATAGGCGCGGGCAACCATTGACGTAAGCCAGCAGCGACCGACCGCCCAAGTGTATTTGTTACTTGGCGCACCGAAGGCATCGGGCAGCATCATTTCTAGCCGTGGTTCCTTGTCCCATTTCAAGGTTTCGAGCCATTCCATTACTTCATTCGTGGTGCGCCGCCGCGCCAGTATCTGTAGCGCATCCTCGATGGGACTGGCCCGGACTTCAGCCAGCCCGCACTCCCGCTGCATGGTCAGGTTAAGCCTGAGCGTGTCGGCGTCGGTCCACTTGTAATAGGCATCCGGGGTCTCAGCGCCCCATGAGCTGAATACCGTGCCGTGGAAATCGTCATAGTAGAACCGCCCGAGGAACGGCTTGTGCCCTTCCAGCACCCGCATCACATTATCTAGCGTGCCCTTTGCGTGCCCGACCTTGCCGACCAGGTTCAGGCGCTGGTGCAACTCAGCAATACTTAGGGGCGCATCATCGCCCACCGGATCGCAGACAGGCGCCCGGACGGCACCGGATGGCTCGACAACGCCGAGCGATGGCGGGCGCTTGGAGACGGTCACGCCTGCCGTGGCTGCGCTGTATGGCGTCGCTAAAGCCGCCTTGACGATACCCGCCAAGCCCTCTCGCGTGCCGCCCGTGGCCAGCCAGTCGGACACGTCGCCCTTATCGGGCAGACCGGGCAGCAGGGCAACGCATACCTTGCTCGCGGTTGGCAGCAGCAGCTTGGCGACTTGGGCCGCGTGAACCTGCCCCGGCGCGTCATTGTCGGGGATGATGCAGACCTGCGCACCGGCAAAGATGGGCGACCATTCCTCGCGCCACTTGCCCGCCCCGCCTGCATTGCAGGTAGCGACACAATTCAGCCCATAGAGCGCGTCTACGTCTTTCTCACCCTCGACGATCAGGACGGTACGGTTAGCCGCTATCCCGGCGCGTAACTCCGGCAGCCGGTAGGGGACTTGCCGCACCCCGACCAGCGACCATAGCCAGCCGCCCTTGCCATCGGGTTGCCGCTGCTTGAAGCCTTTAGGCTCGTAGCGCAGCGCCTGGAACAGCACCTTGCCGTCCTCGTCCGTGTAGTTGTATTCAGCGACGATCCGGGGACGGGTTGCGGGGATGATGGCGACTGGCGGAG